TGCGAGGCTATTGAATGACCGATGTTCCGCCAACGGATTTGATTGCCTTGGCGGCGTTGCATCCATCGGCATGCAACGATTTTGACGAATCCGAACGGCATTTGTATGGCGAAGCCGCCCTATCAATTGTCGATTTGAACAGGCTGAACCAACAAACCCGTTGGTTCAGCCTGTTTTTATATGATGAAAAAACAACCAAATTGGTTGCCTATTGCGTTTGCAACGTCAGGAAATCCCGCGTTTATGTTTTTCGGTTGGTTGTACTTCCGCCATACCGGGGCCATGGAATCGGCAAATATGTTCACGATTACATAATCTCGCCCGGTCATCATTACGTTGCCAACATCCCGGAACGTTGGTTGGCCGGTCAAATTTGGTTGAGGCGTCAGGGTTGGCGGGCCGCCGAAATCGATACGGGCCATTTCCCGGACGGTGAAAATGCTATCGTTTTCTATCGCAATCTGCGAAATATTGTTGATGACGAAACCACAAAATAGGGTTGATACAATGGCATTTTTCCCGTTGAAATTTGATGAATCGTTTGACCCGGGAGTTGGCGTAGTTGACCAATTGACGTTGAATTTGCCGGTTCCCATTTCTGCTAACGGAATGAATGACGTTGGCCGGGGCCGTGTTTATCGGTCAAACAGTTACAAAATTTGGATTCAGCAATGCAAATTGTTGGTTGGCTCAACCCCGGGCCGCGTCAACGGAATCGTTGAAATCAATATGGATTTGACCGGCGGCGTTGGTTGGCGTTCCAATCGTGATTTGGACAACGTGATAAAACCAACAATTGATTTGATTCGTTATTTGCATATTTTGGTTGACGATAACGTTACCATTGTTCGTTCAATCACGGCCCGCTATTTTGAGCCGGAAAAACCCCGCGACAAATGCAAATTCCGTGTTGTTATCCGGAGAATTGCCGATGACAACCCGGCCAAGTAAAATTGCCATTTCAATTATGATCGAACGCTTGGAACGCTTATCCGTGGCCATGGCGTTGACGCCATTACAATTTGAATGGTTTTGTATGAATCTGATTCCGGAATGGTTTGGCGAAATGCCACAATCCAAAAAACGCTGCCCATACCCGCCCGGTGATCCCAACAAAATTTCTTATTTAATTGATAGACTGAAAAACGGGGAGGCATTGTGGCATCCCCAAGACGCCGCATGGAACGCGGACGGCGAAGAACTAATTGAGGAAGATTGATGGAAATTCAACATGGGGATTGTTTCCAATTAGGAAATCATCGGTTGGTTTGCGGGGATTGTACAAACAAAAACCATGTTGATTTGTTATTTGAAAACACAAAAATTGATATTGTTTTCACTTCGCCGCCATATTGGGAACAGCGAAGCTACACTGACGAATACAACAAACATTTGCAAAATTGGTTTGATTTGATGACGGGAGCGTTTTCATTTGTGCCAATGAATGAAAAATGTCAAATTCTGGTCAATCTTGGGTTGATAACAAAATCAGGAAATTGTTTGCCATATTGGGAACCGTGGATTGATTGGATGCAAAAACAAAATTGGCGAAGATTTGGTTGGTATGTTTGGGACAAAATGAGTGGATTGCCCGGCGTGTTTGGCGGAAGGTTGGCCCCAACATTTGAATTTGTTTTTCATTTTAACAAAATTGGCGTTGAACCGGTTCGTTGGGTTGAAAAAACATGTTTTGACAAAATGGGTTCAGGAACTCGGACAAAATCTGGGGGCCATAAAAAAACCTACAATCATTCTAATGCCAAAACCAAAATCCCTGATTCAGTTATTAGAATAATAAGAGAAAATCGCCAAAACAAACATGGCAACCATCCCGCTGTTTTTCCAATTCAATTGCCCCAATTCATTTTGAAAACATGGCCCGGCATTGTTTATGATCCGTTCGCCGGTTCTGGTAGTACAATGATTGCTGCGGAATCGTTGGGGTTGCAATCATTTAATATGGAAATCAGCCCAACATATTGCCAACAAATTATAAAACGTTGGAATGACCAATCCATGATTCAAGCAACGAGGGTTCAACCATGAAAATCCGCGATAGAATAAAAGAATTCCGCCGCGTTCCCGCCGGCGATTTGTTACCGAATCCGCGCAATTGGCGCAAACATCCCAAGGCCCAAGCCGAAGCGTTGCAGGGCATATTGGCGGAAATAGGGTTTGCCGGGGCCGTGTTGGCCCGGGAAACTGAAAATGGATTGATGTTGATTGACGGACACCTTCGGGTTGAAACCGCCGGAACAACGGAAATTCCTGTTTTGATTTTGGACGTTACCGCCGAAGAAGCGGACAAAATTCTTGCAACGTTCGATCCGCTTGGGGCCATGGCAACAACGGACGCAACAAAATTAAAAGACATTTTGGAAACAATTCAAACCGACAACCAAGCACTGGCAACCATGCTGTCCGAATTGGCCATTGATTCGGGAAGTGCCAAAGAAATAATTGAAGACGGAATTCCTGAACCGCCAACAATTTCAATAACGAAATCGGGGGATTTGTGGTTATTGGGCAATCATCGCGTTTTGTGCGGTGATTCAACAAATACAAATGACATAAAAAAACTTGTTAATGGAATGAAAATGGAAATGATGTTTACTGACCCGCCATACGGCGTAAATTATGAAGGAGGCCATTTTCATAGTGGCAATGTTTCGATTGTAAGAAAAACCGAAAAATTAAGAAATGATAATACAACAGAAATATACAATAATTTCCTAAAATGCGTTTTTGAGTTTATTGACGGCCCATGCTATATGTGGTTTTCAGATTCAAAAGGACGCGATGTTTTTAATGCAGTTCATGAAAACAATTATGAAATACATGCAATGTTAATTTGGCATAAAACAAACGCAAAATATGCCGCAATAAATGCACAATATAAACAACGGCATGAACCGTTTTTATATTTCAAGCCCAAAGGTTGTACATTGCGATGGATTGGTTCGACAACCGAAGCAACATTGTGGAGCCAAGATCGCGATTCAATCAATGAATTCCATCCAACACAAAAACCGGTTGCTTTGGCTGCAAAAGCAATAAAAAATCATAATTCAAAATCAGTATTGGATTTGTTTCTTGGTTCAGGCTCAACATTGATTGCATGCGAACAGCTGGGCAGAATGTGTTATGGAATGGAAATCAATCCCGTTTATTGTGATGTTGTTATTCAACGCTGGGAATCATTGACGGGCAAAAAAGCCATTTTGGAATCAAGGGCCCAATCATGAAAATTCGCGATCGGATAAAAGAATTCAAACGCATTCCGGCTGGGGATTTGTTGCCCAATCCTAAAAATTGGCGCAAACATCCGAAGGCCCAAACGGAAGCGTTGCAAGGCGTGTTGGCCGAGATTGGGTTTGCCGGCGCGGTATTGGCCCGGGAAACGCCAAACGGGTTGATGTTGATTGACGGGCATTTGAGGACGGAAACGGCCGGCATGGCCGAAATTCCCGTATTGATTTTGGATGTTGATGAAAACGAAGCGGACAAAATTCTCGCAACGTTTGATCCGCTTGGGGCCATGGCCATTGCGGACGGGGCCAAATTGGACGCGGTATTGAGGAACATTCAAACCGATAACCAAGCGTTGGCAACCATGTTATCCGAATTGGCCGTTGGGGCCGGAATCATTCCGGGCGACGATTCCGAATCCGGCCAAGGCAATGACGTTCCCGAACCGCCGGCAACCCCAATAACCAAACCGGGCGATTTGTGGTTGCTTGGAAAGCATCGCGTTCTATGCGGGGATTCATCCAACCCCAAAGATTTCGATTTGCTCAAAGGCAATTCTAAAATTGAATGCTGCATAACTGACCCGCCGTACGGAATCAATTATGTTCACGGGGCCGAACCAAACAACCCGTTTGAAACAAAATTCAAAAACATAAAAGTTGTGAATGATGACAAACCGTTTGACCCAACGCCGTTTCTGAATTTCAAAACCGTTATACTATGGGGGGCAAACCATTACGCTAACAAATTGCCGATTTCACCTTCTTGGTTTGTTTGGGATAAACGGGAAAAAAATGAAAACAGCAATGATCAATCCGATTGTGAAATTGCTTGGACAAATATTAAAAAAACCGCCCGTATGTTCCGTCATGTTTGGATGGGATTCGCCAAGGCCTCCGAATCCGGGGTTCCGCGTGTTCACCCGACACAAAAACCAATTGAGTTAATGAAATGGTGCCTTGATAAGGCCGGCAGCCCTGATATTGTTTATGACCCGTTTTTGGGTTCCGGAACCACGTTGGTAGCCTGTGAACAGCTTGGGTTGGCATGCTACGGGATGGAAATTTTGCCCGAATACGTTGACGTAATTATAAAACGTTGGGAAGAATTGACCGGGCAAACCGCCGTCCGCCATGAAACGCCATAACTAAAAGGGCCAGATAACAATGCCAAAAACGCCGCGTTATTCCGACAAACAAATGATTGCCGCCATTACCCGGGCTCGGGGTTTGGTTTATTTGGCGGCCCAAAATCTTGGTTGTGATCCGGCGACGATATTCCACCGGGCCCAAAAAAAACCGGCGATTCGGGAAATCATTGAAACGGAACGAAACCGCGTTTTGGATTTTGCCGAAGCCAAATTGATTGAGGCGGTTGGCAACGGGGAGGCATGGGCCGTTTGTTTTCTACTCAAAACCCAAGGCCGCAAACGCGGTTTTGTTGAGCGTTCCGAAATTCGTCAGGAATCCAGAATTGTGTTGGCCACAGACGCCGAGGAATTATCCGATGACGAACTTGCCGCTATCGCCACAGGACGCGGCCGCATTGTTGATAAAACGCCGGACGGCCAAGAAATCATTGATTGATTTCGCCCAATACACAATGCCCGGATATCAACCGGGCTGGTATCACAAAATGATTTCGGATTGTGTTGGCGAAATGATGACCGGCGATTTGAGGCGGTTGATCATTTCATTGCCGCCAAGGCATGGAAAATCGGAATTGATTTCCCGGCGGTTGCCGGCATTTTTGTTAGGTTCCAATCCAAAAACGTCAATCATCGCGTCATCATATTCCGCCGATTTGGCAAGCCGAAACAATCGCGACGTTCAACGAATCATCGATTCGTCAGGGTTCAAGGCGTTGTATCCGGAAACAAAATTGAATCAGGGCAATTCCCGGACGGTTGCCGGTTCGTGGTTGAGGAATTCCGATTTGTTTGAAATCGTTGGCCATGGCGGCGTTTACCGTTCGGCCGGGGTTGGCGGCGGCATAACGGGCATGGGCGGTCAATGGCTTATTATCGATGACCCTATCAAAAACCGCGAGGAGGCCGATTCGCCGGTTTATCGGCAAATGGTTTGGGATTGGTACACGTCAACGTTTTCAACACGTCAGGAATCCGGCGGCCGAATCCTAATTGTTATGACGCGTTGGCATGCCGATGATTTGGTTGGCCGGTTGTTGGAATTGGCGGCCAATGAACCCAAGGCCGATCAATGGCGCGTTATCAACCTGCCCGCCATTGCCCCTGATGAAACGTTGCCCGATTATGACCGGCGGCAGCCCAACGAACCGCTATGGCCCGAACGCTTTCCAATCGATGAATTGGAACGCATGCGGGCAAGCATGGGGGAATATCAATGGGCCGCGTTATATCAACAACAACCCCGCATGGGCGGCGGAACGGAATGGCCCGAATCATATTTCAAAAATGACATTTGGTTTGATGATTGGCCCAAGACAATAACAATAAAAACAATCGGGGTTGACCCGTCCAAAGGCCGCGACGGCAAACGCGGCGATTATTCCGCAATTGTGATGTTGGGCCGAGACATTGACGGAACGCTATACGTTGACGCCGATTTGGCCCGGGTTAATTCTGAAATTCTGGTTGATACGATTTTGGAAATCCAACGCGGATTCATGGCGGACATTATCGCGGTTGAGTCAAACCAATTTCAGGAATTGCTGGCCGTCCAAATCGGGGCCAAGGCGCGTTCGGCCGGCTTCGCGGTTCCCGTTATGCCCCTAACAAATACCGTCGCCAAGGCCGTTCGGATTCGCCGGTTGGGCCCGTATTTGGCCCAAGGCGTTGTACGGTTCCGCGCCAATCGGCCCGGCGTCAAATTGTTGGTTTCGCAATTGCGGGATTTCCCGGTTGCCGAACATGATGACGGCCCCGATTCGTTGGAAATGGCGTTGCGAGTTATGATTGATTTACACAATGGGAAATCGGCCCGCCCAACCGCCCGGAGGATAACGGCATGAATTGGTATCAACGAATAATCGAGGCGGCCACAGGCCGCAAATCGGGCCCGCAAACGCCAACGGCCCGCCAATTGCGTGAAAATCTTGAAGAACAAATCCGGTTGAAACATTTGGAACGCGCCAAACGGTTCTTGGAATCCGGGCCCGCAACGGATTATTGGTTGGCAGCCTATACCAATGTGTTGGACCGTTACCGCGACGGCGGGGTAATTTCTTATCCGATATCACAACCGACTGACCGCCGCTGGGGTTCCAATTTCCCATTTTGGACCAGCGAAGCCCAATTGTCATTGATCCGGGCCCAAGCCCGTTTGGTTGTTGCAATGAACCCGAACGCGTACGGGTTGTTGAACGGGTTGACAAGTTATGTTATTGGTTCCGGGTTCCAATACCGAATCACGGCCCGGCCCGGAACCGGGGCCGATGATTCCGTTATTGCTTCCGCCCAACGGGTTGTTGACAAATTCATCGAACAAAACGCATGGGCCGAAATGGAACAGGAATTGTTTTGGCGTTCGCGCGAAGATGGCGAATTCTTTTTGAGATTGTTCCCGCAACAATCCGGCCAATTGCAAGTCCGGACGGTTGAGCCGGAACAAATCGTTCAACCGTCCGGCGGTACATTTCAAGAATGGTCCTACGGGATTCAAACGGAACCCGATGACGTTTTTGCCATAACAAATTACCATGTTCATTATTTGGCTCCGGGCGGCCAAGACGAAACAAGCCCAACCAATGGCGAAATTGTTCCAGCTAACGAAATAATTCACGTCAAATGCAACGTCAAACGCTCAATCAAACGCGGGTTGTCTGATTTTTCATACGATACGTTGGAAGCATTCCAACAGGCCGGGAAATTGAGGCGCAACATGGGCGAAGGGGCCGCTGTTCAAGCCGCCATTGCCGCGATTCGCCAACACGAAACGTCAACATCGGGTCAGGTTGAAACGTTCATTCAGCAGGCCGTTGATTATTCAATTTCCGATCCAACAACCGGCCGGGCCCAAGATTTTCAAAAATTGGAAGCCGGATCATTTTTGGATATTCCCAAGGGCATGGCATACGTTCCGCCGCCCGGGGCAACCAACGCGGCCGCCCATTTGTCAATTGCCCAAGCGTTGTTGAGGACGGCCGGCAACCGACACAATGCCCCGGAATGGTTAACGTCATCGGACGCCAGCAATAACAATTATGCTTCCAGCCTAACGGCCGAATCACCATTTCTACGAAATTGCCTTCGGTTGCAAGAAATATACCGCCGGCCATTTGTGCGCGTGATCCGGGCCGCGATTGTTGCCGCCATGCGGGCCGGGATTTTGCCGTCAAACATATTGAGCCAAATTGAAATCATGGCAACCCCGCCGTCCGTCGAAACACGCGACAAGGCAGCCGAGGCGGCCGCAAATCAAATTTACATGGCAACCCATGTTAAGAGCCCGCAAATTGTCGCGGACGAATTAGGGGTTGATTGGGAACGCAACGTTTCCGATTGGGAAGCGTACGCTGATGATTTCGGGCCGCCAATTGCCAACCCGAACATGCCCGGCCAATCGGGCCCGGGCATGGAATCGGAGTTCAACGGAAATGATTTTGTCGGTTGATTTTTACGGCAACGCCAAATCGTTATGGCGTAACGTTTTAACCGGGGTTGCCGTAAAATTGTAAAATTCCAAATCCCCATAAGGAAATTGATTTTTACATTTTTACGGCATGGGGAAAAACAACAATGATTTTGGGCTCCCGGTTGGCGGCGCGGATTGGAACCACTCAACCCAAACAAACCATGCGGGCAGACAAAATTGCCTTGGCTATTGACCGTTGGGTTGATTCGGCCATGAAACGTGTTCAGCGAATCATTGACGAACGGCCGCCCAACATGGCGTTTGCATTGGCGGCCACAATCCAAAACATGATTGCCAAATCAATTCAAATCATGGACGCCGGCCTTGGATTCGTTGCCCGGGCCGCCCATGCCGATACCGTGGCCAAAATCATGCAAACCATGCCAACGGGCAGCCTAGGGTTAATTGCCCAACGGCGGGCCAAAATCAGGCCCGCAAATGGCAAATTGATGGAACGGAAGGCAACGCCAGACGAAGCCGATCAAATTGAACGGATGTTGTTTCCGCCGATGGAACCAACAACCGCCGAACGTATTGTCCGGGCCCCGTCCGCCGGAACGTCATGGCAGGCCCGCATGACTCAATTAACGCGATTGGCGGCCCCGGTTGACGTTGCCAATTTGGTTGCCGGTTGGGCCGCGTCAGGGCAACCGCCCGCAACATTGGAACGCGCGTTGCGGCCCGTGGTTCAAGGCGTCCGCTCAACATCGCGGCGGGTTGCCCGAACCGAGGGCCAACGGGTTGCCAATGCGGCCCGTATGGAAGCATATGCCGGCATGGATGACGTGATTGCCGGATATCAAATTCATGGGACAATGGATTCGCGGACGCGGCCTCACCATGCCGCCCGTAACGGAATGATTTTCTGGAAGGCCCCGCCGCCCGGCCAACCCGGGTTGAGCCAATGCCCGCACCCGCCAATGGAATCGGACGGAACGGTTGCCCATAATTGCCGTTGTTGGCTAACGCCGGTTTTGACAATTGATGACGATATCAAAAATGATCCGGCCGCCCAACAATTGTTCACGAATCACGAAGCCAATTTGATTCCTGACCCAACCGTTTATTCGGATTGGTTCGCGTCAACCGATCGAACCCAACAACGTTACGCGGTTGGGGCCCGCCGATTGAACACAATTCTGCAATCATTGCAACCCGGGGAGGTTGCAACATGGGCCCATTTCATCAATCCCAAAACCGGCAAATTGGTTGATCACAAAACGCTGGTTGCCGAAACACCGGCCGCGCGGAAGGCCCGGATTGCGGCCGTCAACGCGATGTTGGCCGAACGGCGGGAATTGGTTCGGCAGGTTGCCAAATTCGGTTTCGTGCCCGGTTCCGGGCCCGCCATGCCCGGCGGCCCGGTTGCCCCGGTTGTTGTTCCGCCGCCAGCCCCGGTTGCCGTCTCAACCATTCCTCAACCGGCATACCGCCAACCGGCGTTTTTCCCGCCGGTTCCGTTGATGACGGCCGCCGTTTCGGCGAGCATTGAATACGCTCAACAATTGGCGGCCCGGGAAATTGCCCGCCGTGGAAAAACCGAGGCAATTCATCCAACGGCCGGCCCGGTCAATATCAAACCAATAACGTCAATGCCCACACATTCCGGGCAATGGCAAACAATTGGCCAATTGGCGCAAGGAACCGAATCAATTAGACGAGATAAGGGTTTTGTTTATAACGTGATTGATTCAAACAAAACAAATTATGATGATTTTGAAAACAACGTTGAAGCGGTAAAACAATCCGAATCATTTCAAAAAACAATCACGGCAATTCAAAAAAAGGTTGAAAAAACAACCGCAACAAAATTGTTGGCTAAGTTAAAAAAGAAATATGGAATCAAAACGTTAGAAAAAATCGGATTGTGGTATACCGAAGCGCAAATTAAAAGTTTTGAAGATGATAACAATTTGGCAAAAATACCATGGGAGCCATTAGATTATTTGAGCCAAGCCGATATTGATTACCAATTAAAACAATATGAAAATCAAATTCAACATTACAAAAATGTTCACCATGAATTGGCGGCCATTGCGGTTTACTTGGATGAATTGGAAGATTTGGCGGACAATGGCCAACCGATACCGCAAGAAATTTGCGTTGCGATTCCTCAAATTGCCAAACGGTCAATTGAGAAATTAGCCGAACCGATGAAACAAAAATTGGACGGAATAATGGAAATGGCAACGGGTGTTATTGATCCGTCAGATTATGACCAATGGCAAAATGCTCGGCAATCAATTCACGCGGCCATTACAAAACCCGCCGGCAATGATGGAATTGTTGACGTTCAATATATTTCCCAACATAGGCAAGGAGCCGTTCCCAATTTTACTCAACCATACCAACAAAAAATAAACAACGCATTGGTTTTTGTAAACAATGCTTCAAGCATTCCGGCCCAAAATATTGTTGTTTCAAATAACGCAAATGATCTTCACCAAACCTATCCGGAAACCCATGACCGAGCATTTGCGGTTTGCATGACAAATTCGCAAAATCCGTCAATTTATGAATCAAACAGAAATTCAACGTTCATTCACGAAACCGATGACGTTGGCGTTGTTGTTCACGAAATTGGCCATATTATTCAAGACTCTGATCCATACGTCAACGGAATGGTTCACACGTTTTTGAATTATAGGGTTGGAAACGAACCATTTCAAAAATTGAAAACGTTATTTCCAAGATACGGATTTGAAGATTACGAACAGGGACGCAAAGACAATTTCGACAAACATTTTTACGCGGCCAATGCTTACTATTGTGGCAAAATGTCCACGTCAGGAAATTCCGAAATTCTTTCAATGGGAATTCAAGCGTTGTACGAAGATCCGGTGAAATTTTTCAAAAATGACCCGGAATATGCCAATTTCGTTGTAAGCGTTTTACAATACAAAGAATCAAAACGAATCGCGGACGCCATGGCGGCGGCCAAGGCGAAACCAACACGGGGCAAATCATGACAACAACGCCAGACGGCCATGAAAGAATTGTTGGAACGCTAACGGCCCGCATTCCAAAGAAATACGGCGGGGGCAAATGGAATATCCAAATGGTTTACGTTGAGCCCGGCAAACACCGTTGGGTTTGCGTTGGCAATCCTGAATTTACCGGCATGCTCAATATGCTATTCGGGCCGCGAACCGGGATTCATCCCGATTCGTTCGGTTACCCATATTGGTTTGATTTGTTGATATTTTTGAAACCGGCCAACATAATTAGCCAACAACCGCCGCCGCGCAGCCCGGCAACGCCAATACCCGGGGTTGTTTATTGAATTTGACAATTAGGTTGACAACCGACACAATATCCGCCATGGCAATAAAAATGGCTCCAAAACGAAGATCAATCCGCCTGCGGGAAGAAACCGCGTTGGCTAAGGGATTGGTTGTTGACCGCAAAAAATCAATAATCCGGAACGTTAAGGTTCTGGGGTTTGTGTCCGCAAACGGCCGGCAATATTTGCCGGAGGCTGTCAGGGCCGCGATGAAATGTTATGAAGGCGTCATGGTCAACGTTGACCATCCCGCTAACAATGACGATACCCGCTCGGCGTATGATCGTTGCGGCCGTTTGATCAATGTTCGGTTTGTCGAGGGCAAGGGATTGTATGCCGATCTTTGGCTCAATCCCGAACACGCAATCACAAAACCCGTCATGGCGGCTGCCGAAACAATGCCGGAATCATACGGGTTGAGCCATAATGCCCATGGCGAAGGCGAAGAAAACGCGGACGGCATTTTTGTTGTTCGCAAGATTTTGGATGTTCGGCATGTTGATTTGGTTGCCGATCCGGCAACAACGCGGGGTTTGGCGGAAGCTTGCAAACCTACAACCGAGGGAATGAAAATGGATAAGCTGAAACCGCATTTGGCCGATATTATTGACGGCGATTTGTCAACCGAAGAAAAAATCGCCAAGATTTTAGGATTGGTTGATTTGGTTATGGGCGAACCTGACGCGGACGAAATTGACGCCGAAACCGAACCGGCCCCGGAATCAGAAGATGAAAAAACCGCGATGGAAGCGGACGGCGAAACCGATGACAAAACCGATAAAACAAAAATGGAAACGGACGAAGAATACGATTCCGAAGAAAAACCCGATGACAAAAAGCCCATGGAATCGCGCCGATTCAAAACGCTTTCCAATGAATTGACAAAATTGCGGGAAGAAATTCGCCGAACCAAGCGCGAATCCCGGGTTCGTCGGTTGGCCGAATCGGTCAAGCTGCCGCTAACAAAAACCCTGTTGTCTGACCTAATGGCGTTGCCAACCGAATCGGTTGAACGGCATATCAAACGCTTGGCGGAATCCGCGAACGCGACGCGGCCCCGTACCATGATGCCGGTTCAGGAATCACGACAGGCTAACGCCGCGATTCCGAAGGATAACATTTTTGCTTGGTTGAAAGACTAACAACAACAATTATAGAATTGAGGGGGTTGAATCATGAGCGCGATTTTTGGCGGAAACAGATTTGTATTGCCGGCGGGCCAAACAACCGCCGCGTTCCCGGTTGCGTCAGGGGCGGTCATCAGCCCGGGCGATTTGTTGTATTGGAATGCCGGTTCCAGCGTGGTTAGCCCGCTATCGGCCAAAACGGGCCTTGGGGCCGCCGTTTTGGATCAAGCGGATATTTCGTCATTGTTTGCCGGCGTTGCGCTACAGGGCCGAATTGCGGCCCAAACCGGTTCCGGTTATCCGGCCAACCCGGCGAACGGAATCAACGTTGCGGTTGATTGCGTATACGAAGCCGATTGCGCTTCCGCAACGTTTGAAATTGGCGATTTGGTTGGGCCCGTCTCAACCGGGGCCGCCGCCGCCGCCGCAATTTCCGATCAATCGGTTGTTGCCGTGGCCCGTGAAAATCTGGCGATTGGTTTTGTTATTGCCCGCTATGCAACCGCAACAACCAAGGTTCGGGTTCAATTGTATGGCAAGGCAACCCATGCCGGAAATCCAAACATTAACGTTGGCATTGGGGCCCGCCAGAATTCGGCGTCCGCGTCATTGGCCGATTCCAACGCAACGCTAACGGTTGCCTCGGCCCCAATTCAGGTTGGCGTTCCAACGGCGGCCCGTGATGTTACGTTGCCGGCTGTGGCATATTCCGCCGGCCTTCAATTTTACATTGTCAACAATTCGGCCGGGGCCAACACGCTAACCGTGAAAAACGCCGGCGGTTCAACCATTGTGTCTGTGGCACAAAACAAACGGGCGGTTGTTATTTGTGACGGCGCAACATGGTTTGGACTCCTTGGAGCCTAACAACAATTCTGAAATTATAGGGGGTTTTTGATATGGCAGCGAACATTGTGAAATTGAGGGCATTGTACGAATCCCGTTGCCGGGAAACGAACGGCCGCGCGCGATTTGTTCAGGAAATGCGGGAAGGCCTCGGTTTGGCCAACCGCCATGGTTCCGATAACAAAGACATTGCCGGAAATAAGAAATTGGGCGAACGCTCAATTCGTCCGGAAGATTTCTCAATCCGCGAATTGGCCGAAGGCCTTCTCGGCAACGCATGGCGTATGATGTTCGACGATTCCCAACGGGGATTGTTGGCCAAGGCAACCATGGCGCGTTCATTGGTTGAGTCCGGGGCCCCAAATGACCGCGCGGCGTTGTTTGGCCAAGGCGGGGCGGCGTTGTTGGAATCAACCGGGTTCGGAATTGATCCGAGCGCGTTCCTCAACATCAACACGTTTACTAGCGTTGTTGGCGGGTTGATCGAGGTTAAGATTTTGGAAAGCTTCCAAAATCCACAATTGATTGCGGATCGATTGGCCCCGGCTGAACCGACAAAATTGAACGGCCAAAAAGTTATTGGCATTCAATCCATTGGCGATAAAGGCAAGAAGCGTTTGCCCGGCGAATCCCATACGCGCGCGCAATTTGGCGAACGTTGGGTTCAGACTCCGGAAACCCGTGAAAACGCGTTGGCCGTTGATGTTTTGAAGGAAGCCGTTTATTTCGATTTGACCGGTGACATTCTTAACATGGCGTCATCGGTTGGCGATGAATTGGCCTACCGCAAGGAATTAGAAGTTATTGATTCCGTTATTGGCGTAACCAATAACTTTAATTACAACGGAACGGCATACAACACATATCAAACCAGCCGGACGTTGGGTTATTTGAATGATTTCAGTAATCCATTGTTGGATTTCACGTCATTGCAGGCGGATATTCTTCAATTCATGCGAACCGAAGATCCGCATACCGGCAAGCGAATCCTGATTCAGCCTAACGTTATTTTGGTCAACCCGGCCAAAATCGTTACGGCAAATTTGATTTTGAACGCGTCAACAATTGAACGCCGAACCGGGGCCGGGGCAACAACCCCGCAGACAACGTCCAATCCGTTGATTGCGGCCGGCGGTTCCGCTAACCCATATGGCGGCCAATTTGAAATTATTACCAGCCCGTTGCTTGAAGTCCGATGTTTGGCGGCAGACGGACTCAACCTTAGCCAACCAAATGCGGATGAATATTGGTGGATGATGCAGGCGGGCAAATCGTTTAAATACATGCAAAATTACCCGCTAACGATTTCGCAGGCGGCCCCGAACCAATACGAAATGTTGGACAAGGGCATTGTTGCCAGCTATTTTGCAAATGAACGCGGAATCCCGGCGATTGTTTCGCCATGGCATGTTGTCCGCAACAAAAACTAATTTGGCGGGTTGAATAACAATGAAACGAACCGCATTTCAAGCGGAGCCAACGGCCGGGGAAACCCGGCTTGTTGCCTATTATGTTAGCGGATACGGTTATCCGCGCGAATTGATTGAGGCATATGGAAAGCCCGAGGCGATTCGGCGTTATTCTGAAATGTTTCGCATTTCGGAACGCCGGCCCGATAGCGGTTACAAAATTATTGAACTTGGGGAATAACAATGGCGGCAACCGATGACATTTCCAGCGGATTGGGGCAGGTTGCCGGCCTTATCAAATTGTTGACGGCAAGCCCGAGCCCAACCATAACAATCAACGGCGAAACGATTGACACGGCCGGTTATTTGTCCAATCTGGCCGCAACGTTGCCAATTCTGTTACAGGTTCAACAATCATTGCAAGGCCCATACCAACGCGTAACCAGAATGAGGACATAACGAAATGAAAACGGCATTGATTGCGGCGACATTGTCAGGAGACAACACAATTTTGACCGGAACCCCGGGCAAAAAAATCCGCGTTTTAGGTTACACAATTTCGTTTTCAACGAACAATACCGCGCAATGGAAATCGGGCTCAACCAACATTTCCGGGGTAATGCACTTCGCTTCGGGCGGAAGCATTACATTTCATTTGGGGGATTCGTGGGCTAGCGGCGGATTGCCCGTTTTAGAAACTGGGGTTGGCGAAGATTTGATTTTGAATTTGGGCGGTGCAATAACGGCCGGCGGGCATTTGACATATTACGAGGTTTTAGCCTGATGTTGAATTTGAACCAATCTGTTCGCAACATATTGGGGCAATCATGGCGTTATTGGCATGGCCGGGAATCGATTACGTTCATTTCAACCGGCCGCGTTTCCGATATGGAATACACGGTTGATGACGCCAAGCGTTTTGAGATTACAAGCCGAGACATTCCAACGCAACGAACCGGGGCCTTCACCGGTTCGGATTTGGTTTGGATTTTGCCGGCAACAAAATTGCCCGGGTTGTTGTCGCCCAAAATCGCGGATCGGATAAAAGATTCGGCCGGCAACGAATACACAATTTTGGATTCATTCCGAAACGGTTGGCAAAATTGGTGGAAGCTTTCCACGCGTGATTTGATATTTGCCTACGATTTGCGCGACACAATCGCCCATTGGAGCGCGGCCAATACCCAAGACGCCGGCGGGGGCCGTGTTCCGGGAACCTACACTCAAATCAAATCAAACGTTCCGGCCAAGGTTCAGGAAATAACATCGGCCCGGGAAGATTTGCTAGGCAAACGCCAAGCCCGTCGAACGTATGAAATCCATTGTGGGCAAATGATTGATTGGAAACCAACGGATCGGATAATTGACCAGAATTCTGTTGTTTATCAAATCGTTTCGGCCGGGGCCGTTGGTACTATTGACGGGGCCTCAATTGTTCTGACAGCCGAAAGGGTTTTGTGATGTTTGGCGTTCAATTACGAAATGGCGCGGCGTCAACCCGAAACAATTCCAATGGGTTTGGCTCAACATTGGAACGCGATATCGGAATGAAATTGGCCCGTTGCGCCATTTTCATTTTGAATCATCACCAACAAAAATTGGGCATACCATGCCCGAGCAACCGCGTTCAATCGGTCAATGGTTCGCCAACGATTCAATATTACAACGCTTCCCGGCCCGGCGAATATCCAAAAAAACGGACGGGGTTTTTGCAATCATCGGTTGCCTCGGCCCCAACAACAATTCCGGAATTGGGCAAACAAAAACGGGTTCAAATTGGCTACGCGCGCGCGGCGTTTTATGGCCCGGTTTTGGAAATCATGATGAAACGGTTGGGGTTAGTTCGGACGCTAACCGACTTGATTCCATTATTAAGTAAAATTGTTGGGCAACCATTGAGGGTTTTACGTTGATTCCAATTCCGGAAATCTTGGTTCAAATCCAAACCCGTTGGGATTTGTCGGGGACATTGGCAACATACGTTCCCGGCGGCCTTTGGCATAAACGGGCCAATGAAACAACGGTTGCCCCGTATGCAACCATAACGGTTGCCGCCGATTCCGTGACAATGACGGCAACGGGCCACTATGTTGCATTTTGCAACATCACAATTTCCGTTTGGTCATCGGAACAATTGGGAAGCATTGCGTTACGCGCGATAACAACCGGCATTTCCTCAATAATGGCCATGGGGGCCCCGATCATATTGGCCAACGGTTCATTGACCGGCTTGGCCCCGGACGCGGCCACAATCGATTTGGATGATTTGCAACGGGAAGCGGCGGACGTTATCCAATACCAAACCGTTTATCGTGGCATGTTACAGGGGAGGGCGAAATAATGGCGGCAACCGGGTTGGCATTAACGTTGGATTTTGCGGCGTCAGGCCGATTGACTAAAGATGACGGCGTTTCGGCCGCCGTCGATCCGGTTGCCTCGGCGTCCAAAGATTTCCCGGCAATGGCGGGGGATTTCAGTTTTGGAACCGGGGCATTGTTGGCAAATACATGGTATCGGGCCAAACGGACGTTGGCCGGCTCAACCGGAGAATCAATCGATTTGGCCGGCGGAATAACTAATCCATTTGGCGAAACAATAACATTTACCCGTATCGTCGCGGTTATCGTTGCGATTGTTTCGCCCGATGGAACCAAGGCCGTTCGGGTTGGGCCCGCCGGCGTTTCCAACGCTTGGGTTGGCCCGTTTGGTTCCGGCAACGATTATGTTACAGTAAAATATTGGCAGGCGTTCGTTGACAACAGCGCGGCGGGTTTTACGGTTACGGCGGGAACCGGGGATTTGTTGCGAATATCAAACCCCGGGGCAACGTCTCTCGATTACGTTATTTGGGTTGTAGGTAACGGTTGATAACAAAAAGGGGGTTTTGATATGCCAGCAACATTTCATTCAGGCGTGGGCGGTTATTTGGCGTCTGGGGCCACTAATTTCAGCGTCTTGGATTGGTCATTCACAACAACCAACCGCGTTGCCGAGGTTACCAACGCCGGTTCCGGCGGTTACGCGGAATTCATCCCAACGGTTGTTGAGGGTTCCGGAACGGCAAATTGTCTTTGGGATTCCACAAACATTCCGGACGCCGGAACGGCCGGTTTGCTTGACCCAACCCGAATTGGCGGAAATGATTTGGTTGTTTTGAAATTGTATGTTGGCAATTCAACGAAATTCTATACATTTTCGGCAGTGATTGAATCGTTGCAGGTAACCAGCAACGCTCAAAATGACGCCGTCAAATTCTCGGTGAATTTCAAATCGAGCGGCACAATCACGGGCCCGGTTGCGGCATAACAGAACGGAATCACGAAAATGAATCAGGTCGAAGCCAACGAATCCATTGCGGCCGCCAAGGGAACAATAACCTTGGGCGGCCAAACCTATTTGGTCGATCCAATGACCGAGCGAACATTTGGAACGCTATCAAAATGGCTTCGCAAACGGTTGGCCGATCCGCTTGCAGCAATTGCGGCGTCATTGGCCGGATTACCCAAGCATTTGCAGGAAATCGCGGTTCGGGAAGCCGTGGCATTAAAGGCCGGCGGCGGCGTTGAAATGACGCGTTCCCATATTGAGCAACAATTGATGGAACCGGAACCATGCGCGTTTTTGTTATGGGTTTTGGTTCGCGGCAATCATCCAAATACAACCCATGCCGAATTAACGGCATTGGTTCAGGCGGGCAACCCCGAAGCGGTTTTGGCGGAGTTATATGATGCCGCCGGTTTACGGGATTTGGAAAAAAACTTGAGTGGCCGGACTGGTTGAGCGCGTGGCAACAACAGGACCGGCCGGAAAATTACCGGCAAACAATGGAAAAATCGGAAGGCCGATTGACGCCGGACGTGATATCAAAAATGTCAATCGGTCAATTGGCCGCGTTGGGTTGGACGAACCCGGAACGTAAAACAATGGGTTGGGGCGAATTCCTTCAAACCGTGGTCAATCGCAAGAGGGAATAACAAAATGTCATCAACCGTGTTGGCCCAAGGCGTTATTGAAATTGTGGCCAAAGGCGTTGAAAAAACAATTACGGACGCCAAAAAAACGGCGTCGGCGATAACTCAAAATTTCGGCACAATATCAAAAGAAGCTTTCCAAAATCTTGGCCGTTCGGCGTTGGCGGCCGGCGCGGTTGTTTCCGGGTTTTTCGCTTATTTTGCCCGTGGGGCCATGGCCGGAACGGTTGAGGGCGATAGGTTCAGCCGGGCAATTGAAATGGCAACCCGGGCCGTTGGCGATATGTTCGCGCCGGTTGTACGGTTGGCAACCCAATACATTGAACGGTTTACCGCCGCCGTGTTGTCAATCCCGCCCGGAACCCGCATGATGATTGGCGGCATAATTGCCGCCGTGGCCGCATTAACGGCCTTGGGCGGGGCATTTCTTTTAATCAAACCCGTATTGGCCCCGTTGGTTGGTTTGTTCTTAGCCGTGGCCAATCCAATGCGAATCTTTGCCATTGCGTCAGGGGCCGCCGCGTTGCCAATGCGGTTGTTGTTGTTGGCAACCCGGCCGTTGGTTGGGGCATTTGGTTTGGTTGGGGCCGCCGTCCGTGTTTTGGTTAGTCCAATTCGCGCGGCCGCCGTTGCGTTGATATTCATGGGAACATCGGCCAAAGGCGCGGCCGTTTCCATGCTTGGAATGCTAAACCCAATGAAATTGGTTCGGGCGGCCTCGCTAACAATGTCATTGTCGGGCCGTGGAATCGGTTCGGCGTTTTTGTTTTTGGCTTCACCGTTGCGAATTGTTAGTTCTGTTCTTGGTTTGGTTGCCCGTGGTTTCGCCATGGTTGCCCCAGCGTTGATGTTTGTTCTTAACCCGGTCAATCTATTGAGAATTGGATTTATCGCGTTACGGGCCGCGTTTGGTATCGTATTGGGCCCAATCGGAATCATTATTTCAATATTGGTTAGCTTGGCGGCAAGCATGGGCCTTATCAAAATGCCGATGTTGGAATGGAAATCCGTGGCAACAAATGTTTTGGCGGCGTTGTTGGTTGTTTGGGACGGAATCGTTGCCGGGTTCAATATGGCCATGGAAGGAATGTCATCAGCTTGGAACGCGGTTGGCCAACCTGTTTTGGACACGTTGCAAACGGCATGGGATTCCGTTTCCGAAGGCGTCAGTACAGTGATTTCAGATTTGACAACAACCATTTCAGAATTCTTCTCGTTTGGTAATTCCGAATCATCATTGTTTGTGGAAAGCTTAGCCGGCATTTCTGAAATGTTTTTGGATATTTACAGCACGGTTGAGGAATTGTCATCAATGGCTTGGGACGTGTTGGCCCCGGCATTTGAGGCGGCATATCAATCCGTTTCGGAAATGGGAGCGTATTTGCTGAATTCAATCGGGCCGGCGATTGACTCAATTGGCGAGACGTTCGCGGCGTTGTATACCGAATACGTCAAACCGTCAATGGACGCCATAGGGGCCTCGTTTGGCGGTTTATACAATGATTACATGGCCCCAACCGTGAATTGGATTTCTGACGCGTGGATTTCAATGGTTGGCAAAATTGAATTTTCTTGGACCGGGGCCATGAAATTTCTCAAAGATGTTTTGTTGGGAACCGTTTTGGCAATCGCCCAAACAATCAACGGGATTGGAACCGCGTTTGGTTTTGTTATCAAAAAGATTTTGGACGGGTTGGCATGGGTTGCCGAAAAAACAAACATATTGAGCAAGGCAACGATTAAACAAATGCGTGATTATGGCAAGGCAATTGGCGATATCAAATTGATCGACACGGACAAATTGACCAACGCTTTGGGCGGGGCCAGCAACAAATTGGACGAGAAATTTGATCAAAACAAAATCAAGGCCAAGGAATTCGCAATTGCCGCCGAAGGCACAATTGGCGGCATGTTTGACAACGCCAAAAAACGCGCGGACATAATGGTTCAATCGGCCGTTGATGGAATCAAAAACATTGGAAAGCAAGCAACAACCGGGCCCGGGTTCAAAATCAAAATGGATGT